TCAGTAGTGGTGGCCGCAACATGACCTCTGTAGGTACGCCAACCTACGAAGATCACCCAAGCATTTATTATCCCCAACCTATTTATTTTGCTCCAGAAGGCGCCTCCGCCCAGTCTATCACGCTCGACGTAATTAGTGCCGCTACCACAGTTTATCAGCCAAGCATTACTCCCGGGCCTTTAGACATTAGCCTGTCTAACATTGCAGCAACTACCACTGTTTACGAACCAACTGTTACTGCTTTACCAATTAACATTGTTCTGCCAGTCATTGCAGCAACTACTACGGTTCACCAGCCTAGTATTAGTGTCGGGGCAGTTAATATTGCAGCGCCTCTCATTGCTGCCACTACTACAGTTTATCAGCCGCAGCTTAATACTTCAGTCAGCGTAGCACTTAATGCTATTTCAGCAACTACAACCGTTTATGGCCCGACAGTAGCTCCAGGCGCTGTAAACATTAGCGCGCCAGAAATAGCTGCAACAACGTCGGTCAATGGTCCGGTTATTACACTTGGGACTGGCATTGTTCTTGATGCAATACCAGCAGATACAACGATTAACGGGCCACAAATTACTGCTGGACCCGTTGATATTGCAGCGCCTCTCATTGCCGCCACAACTACGATACATGAGCCTACGGTTGTCATTGGTGCCGTAAACATCACTTTACCGGCTATCCCAAGCGCAACTGTTGTTTACAATCCCGCCGTTGAGCTGATGCTTCAAATCATTAGCTTAAACGTCATTGGACCAAATACTGTAGTCCGTCAGCCTGATATTAGCGGCCAGTCAACGGATACCCGTGACGTTTTGCCGGGCAAATCGCGCAAGCGCCGCCAAAGCATCAGAGAGCAGTTAGAAGAGGAAAATGTTGCAGCGCAAATCCTACGCGCCCGCCAACTTGAAGAACAAAGACGGCTAGAAGAAGAAGCTCAAGCTCAAGCTGCGGCTGCGGTAATTGAAGAAACCCAGGAAGAGGCTCCGATTTTGTCTTTTACCGCAGAACAACAAACCGATGTACAGCAAGCACTGGTCGCGTATGAGGCGCGCCAGGTACGAAACAAACGGCTAAAAACGCTGCTCCTCATGGCAGCAATGGAGGATTAAAATGGCCAGAATAGTGCTTGGTTGGTGTCCCAAAAAAAAGAAGGTGGTACCAATCGATGAAATAGAACGCGATACAACAAAGATGGCTCGCAACTACTACACAACAGATGAGATGCCACCTACGCGAAACCCGCTCAACTCCAAAGAGATATACACCAGCAAAAGCGCTTTACGAAAAGCCTACAAAGCCGCAGGTGCGGTTGAAATTGGGGATGCCTATGAAAAAGGCTACAACCCTGAAAAGGAGCAACAGCGGGAACAGAAGAAGGCCATCGACAAACTAATTCAAGCAACTTTGGAGCGCCACAATGCAAGATAACGAAACCCAAGACACACAAGAAACCAACGCAGTAGAGTCTTTTAAGGAGGCTCTTAATCGCAACATGCCACAAGATACGGAGGTGGAAAGTCAGTATGAGACGCCAACCAACGAGATTACAGCTACTACATTGGAGACATCGGCACCGCAACCGCTGCTCGTTCCGCCAGCCGATATGCGGCAGGAAGAGAGAGACGCCTTCCTTAACCCAACACCCCAAAACGCTTACATCCTGCAACAGTACGTCAACCGACGCTCCTACGAAACGAGAGCCGATTACCAACGCCGTCAACAAGAGATTGAAGACGCTCGAAAGGTTGTTAATCCGTTGGTGGATGTGGTAAAGCGCTACGAACCTGAATATGTCAAACGCAATTTGAATATTTACGATGTGGCACGAAGAGCCATTGAATGGGACCGGGCAATCAGCACGGACCCAATTAACGCCGCTAAGGAATGGCTAGAAACCTATGGATTAACGCCTCAAGACCTTCTTCAGCAGCAAGCTCCAAGCGGCCAGCCTATGCAGGCGACTCCCGTGGATACTAGCCAGTATCTTACCCGGGAAGAGGCCGAACGTATAGCAGATGAGCGTCTACAGTCAGCTATGGACGAACATCGGCAAAATGCTGTTGCACAATATAATGAAATGCTTGTACAATCCTTTAAGGCTAGCAAGCCCGTGTTTATGGATCCTGAAACAGGTTCACAAATTGAATCTGATATGATCCCCATAGTTCAGGCACTCGGTGCCACTGGCAAGTACAGCTCTCAGCAAGAGATCCTGGAAACCGCCTACAACTATGTGATACACGGGAACCCTAACTATTCCGGCCTCGTTCAAAAAATGGCCGCTGGTTCAAGGGTACAACAACAGCAACAGGTCGCTGAAAAGGCGAAGGCTGCTGCACGTTCCATATCTGGCTCTCCGGGAACGGGGACTCCCAGAGTTAAAGGACTCTCATTCAAAGAAAACCTAGAGCGTCGCCTTGTTGGCGATTAGGTATTCGTACATAAAAACATTCATTGAGGTAAAAAATGGCAAACATAGAAGAAGCATTGGTAACTACCCTATGGGACCAGTCAGACGAGATTGCAGACCTGGTTCTTCATCACAACCCGCTTTCAGCGGCACTTAACTCGCAGGGACTCGTTCGCCGTGTTTCCGGTGGGTATGAGCTGCGAAAGCCGGTAATGTACAACGACAGCGCCGTCGGTGGCTGGTATTCTGGCTATTCAGCATTTGACCTGGATTCGATTGATGACCTCACGGCCTTCATCTTTTCCATCAAAAGCTGCTATGAGCCTGTAAGTATCAGCGGACGTGAAAAAGCTGCTAACCGTGATAAGGCCCAGCTGATTGATGTTGTATCCCTTAAAATGGATGCAGCAATGACTCGGTTGAAGAACGTAGTATCTGCTGCGCTTCGTGGCGATGGTACTGGTTCAGGCGGCATGGAGTTTGACGGAATTAAGAAGGCCGTTAGTACCTCTCCTTCGAGCGGTACCTACGGAAAGATTGACCGCGCCTCAAACAGCTTTGCTCGCAACCTGGCTGTAAACGTAACCCTTACCGCTGCCAACGTACAGGAGCAGGTAACGGATGCGCTTACTCAGGTAACCCGGGGAAGCGAAATGCCAGACCTGGCTCTGTGTGACCGCACTGCTTGGAAGTTCCTCCATAGCTCGCTCACCGCTATTCAGCGCATCGCCCTTCCTGTAAAGAAGGCATCGGCTGGATTCCGGGCAATGAATTATGATGGATGCGATTTCATCTTCGATGGTGGATACAATTCAAGCGTGCTTGAGACCAACTCCATTCGATTGTTGAACACCAAGTATTGGTCGCTTGACCTTATCCGTGGCCGTGACTTTAAGCCGCTGGCTCCGGAAATGGTGCGCCCTGCTGATCAGGATGCTTACTTCACCGTGATGATCGTTGAAGGAAACCTCTGTTGTTCGGCTCCAGCTCTTCAGGCTGTAATATACCAGTAAGATAGAAGGAGATTATCATGTCACAATCAGGATCATTTGGTGTAAATTATAAGAAAACCTTCGATGCAAGTGTACTACCCTTGCCTGCAAAGCTTGGGTCGGTTGGCTCAAGCCCAGAAGGTGAGTTCGTGTTCGTGCAGGCAGATGGAGCAATCGACCAGTTTGCTTTTGTAAAGATTGAAGCAGACGGTCAAGCTGCAATGCTTACCACGACCAATGCAGGCTCGCAGGGTTTATTGGTAGGAGTAGCGCAGGTTGCTTTTGCCGATAACGAATACGGCTGGGTATGGGTTGGCGGATTGGCTGGCGGCGGCGCTGGCAGTGGGATTAAGGGGAAAGTAGCAGCAGGATATGTTGCTAAGAATAACCTCAATACCACGGCAACAGCTGGCGTTGCAGACGATGCTTCTACAACCAAGATTGCTTATGTGGTAGGTGTGGCAAGCACGACCCCAGCAGCAGCGGTTGAATTGTTTTCCGTAGCGCATCTCAAGGTCAACTAAACTAATGGGGAGGCTTGTACAGCTCCCCTTTTTTAAGAGGATTTATGGCAAGCACAACTACTCTTATTGGCCTCGGTATGCCGCCAGAATTGGCTAATGCCGTAGCAGATGGTGTTGTATCAGGCGCTGCAACAGTAGGCGGAAGCCTTACTGTTACTGGTGTTGTTAATGCTACAGCCGCCGGTTTACGGACCAAGCAGGCTGTTAATGACATCGTTAGCTCTACAGTCCCTACTGCAACAGAATTAACTACGTCATTCGGTTTCCCCTCCACCGTTGGTAGTGGGTTTGTTGGAGTGGTTAAAGACAACAACGAAGATACTAATTGCTATTTGGTAATTAGTAACGGGACGTCTTTTTTCTTCCTCAAATTTACTAAAGCGACTTAGTTAGTACGGGGGGAGCAATCCCCCCGCTTTTGGAGGTCTTATGCCAGACTTTACACCAAGCAACCCTGGCGCCATGTTTCCGGCGTATAAGCTTTCCAGTGTTACACCAAGTGACACCACCGTGCTTACTGGCTGCCGAGGATTATGGGTTGGCGGTGCAGGCACTGTGAATATTGTTGCTTGCAATGATACCGCTGCCGTTTCTCTTACCGTTCCCGCCGGTACTTTGCTTCCTATTTTTGTTTCTAAGGTAATGGCCGACGGTACGTCAGCAACCCTTATTGTGGCGCTGTACTAATGTTTATTGGTCTTGGCACAAGCACTGCTGGGATACAGAAAACAGGCGGCGGAGGTCCGACCTCAAACCCAAATGTCGTGGGCACCAGCAATGATGGTAACTACCCAACGGGCATTGAGTCAGGCGATCTAGTCATTGTATTTGCTACCAAAGACACGCCGTTTTCAATACCCATGGGGTTCACAAGCCTTACTAGTGGCAACAATGGCGGCAACTACTACCACATTGCTTCCCTTACAGCAGCAGGCAGTGAATCTGGTAGTATTGGAATTACCGCTTTGTCAGTAGGGTGTCTTGTTACTAGAAACCAAGCAAGCTCAACTATTGTGACAATGGTCAACAACGGCAGCTCTTGGGCAATGCTTACAGGACTGAACACCAACAGCATGATCGTTGCGGCTGGATATTCAAGCGATGGCAGTGGCAATCACGGGGGCGAAACAATCCCAGAGGGTTTTACCACGTTTGAATCTTCCGGCACTGTTATCCTGGCAGTTAAAGATGAGCCAGAGGCAGGAACCGGTTACAGTTACGATGGATTTGTGAATAGCGGAAGCGTTGCAATGTGTTATTCTATTGGTATCGGGTAACACCCTAGCTTCTTTATTTGAAAGAGGCTGTATATCAATGGAGGAAAAATGAACCAACCAAGCTACGATTATGATGCTATCATCAACCGAAAGCAGTTTAGACGCCCCAACGTGCGATTCTTTAATGCTCTCAATGAAAACAAAGTCAAAAGCCTTGAAGCTGGCCGACCTATTTATGACGAGATACCAAGCATCTCCATTCAGTTCCCTGGTGGTGATGAGACCGTCAGACGAATCGAGCCACAAGACTCCCGTCAGTACCCAAACGAATGGGCAGCCTACCAGTCAGGACTCGTTCCAGTTACAGAAGGTACACCTCTTTCCGAATGGGCACCTTGTCCTGGTTCCGTTGTAAAAGAGCTAGCTCACCTTGGATTCAAAACGGTTGAGCAACTTGCGGAAGCATCAGATGCCGTAAAGCAGCGCCTGGGAACCTCAGGGCGTTTCATAAAGATGGCAAAAACTTGGTTAGACGCTGCTAATTGCACACAATCAAATGTAATGAAATTGGAGGAGCAGCTCAAACAAGAACAAGAAAGGGTGGCTAAACTACGCGATCAGGTCGAGCTTCTCATGCAGCGGGTTGAGGCTTCAGAGGGAACCGATTTGCGCGAACAACGAAAGGAGGTGATCCAATCTGCTTCCGTAGTGGTTTCTGCATCAGATCCCGCAATACTGGATGAATTGGACAACTTACCTGAACCATCGCCTAAAGGACGACTACGGAAGGTATGACTCTCGCAACCATTGTCAGCAATGTAGCCAACGAGTGTGGGTATACCGTAGAGAGCAACATCGTTGCTTCTACGGAAACCACAACTAAGCAGTTATTGGCAATGGTGAACCGTGTTAATCGTGACATCTTTGAGGCTTACCCCTGGCCCAAGTGTTACGCTTCTGGCTCCATTACCCTAGTCGGCGGGCAGAGTACCTATGCTTTGCCCGCCGCCTTTTCTTGGTTACAGTACGATACCTTTTGGAATCAAAGCGACCGCTGGCGTATCCTCGGCCCTTTGACTGTGCAGGAATACGGCGAGATCCGTGGTTACGGGTTAAACACCACTATCTATAGCCGCTTTCAAATACGGGGGATGAGCAATAACGAGCTGCTGATTACTCCTACGCCAACAGCGGCACAAAACGGGCAAATCCTTATCTTTGAATACATTGCCGACCGCTCTGTTAAGCCTAGAAACTGGGTGGCTAGCACGCCGTTTACAGCTGGCAGTTATTGTTTTAACAACGGCAACTATTACAAAACCACCGCAGGAGGCACTACAGGGGCCACAGCTCCAACGCATACAAGCGGAAGTGTATCAGATGGTGGTGTGACATGGGCCTACTATGACGGCTCCTATATGTCATTCTTAGCCGATACAGACGTGAGCCTATTCAGTGAGGCTCTTGTTGAGCAGGGCGTCAAAGAGCGCTTTGCTGAAATGCACGGGCTAACTACCATCAAGCCAACCTTTGATATGCAGCTTCATGAAGAGTTTGGGCGAGCTAAGACCGGCAAAACGATTATGGTTGCAGGGGTTAGAGCACCGGACCTGTTTGCTCGCAATAACCGAGTAGCTTTTGGAACGTGGATATGAGCCAACCAACAGACCTACCACCTGGGATGCCGCCGCAAGTGGCACAAAGCCCCCAGCTTTTTTTTATCTGGCTACGCCGTCAAGGCTACCCACAAGACGTGGCGATGGCTGAGACTAACAAACGGTTTGGTGCTCCGCCTAGCGATAAAGATATTGCTAGCCAAAATCAAAGGAATCAACTTGCCCAACTTGGCGGATATGTTGGTGGTACGGTAGGTGGCGCCTTAGCAGTTCAAGGGGTTAAAGAAGGCTACAATGCACTATTTGGTCCGGCTGATGCGGCCAAACCAACTGGGACACCGCAGCAACAACCAGTAACTCAACCGACGCAGCCAGTAGCACAACCAACACAACCTTCACCAACAGAAGTGCCCGGAGGTGGACAACCTGTCACAGAGGTTGGCTCTGTAACCATGCCCGATGGCTCACCCGGAAAGCTGATGTCAGATGGAGCTCAAATCGGCGATAACGGTCAAATCATAAAACCGGATGGCAGTTATGGGGGATCGTTTAAAGGCCAAGCACTTGCCGGGTTGCAGGTAGCCGGCGGAGCGGCACAAGCCTACAACGGTTACCGGCAGTTTCAGAGCGGAGAAAAGCTTGGCGGGGCTGCAAACATAGCTGGCGGCGCCTACAACGTTGCTGCGGGAACTCAAGCCTTGGCTGGCGGAGGAACTGCTGGATCATTAGGGGCATATGCTCCTGGTGTTGGCACTGCCGTAGCTGCTGCTCAAATTGGGCAGCAAATGATAAGCGACAAAGGCTCCAGTGAAGATAGAGCTGCAAAGTCACAAGCTGAAGCACAAAAGGCAGCCTTACTTTGGATTCCTGGTTACGGTTGGATAGCTTATGCCGCTTTGGCTGGCTTAGACGCTGCTACTGGCGGCAAAGCTACCAAAGCCCTTATGGACCGCAATAAATTTCATCAAAAGATTACCGATAAAATTGATTTTGGCTTAGGAAAGAACATTAGAAGCAAGCTTTTCCATCAGTCAACCAAAGGGGCACAGGAGATGCGTACTGGGCAACTGATGCAGCAATCTGATGATCCCCAGTGGCAGAATTATGTTTACGCAATGCGGGCGCAGGTAGCAGAAGGACCAAAAGATAAAACTAAACCTTTTGCTGGCAAATACAATACATTCAATGAGTATAAACAAGCGGGATTGGAGGCAGCAGATCTTACTGGTGTCTACGGCAACCTTGATGCTTTCAAACCTGATTATGCAGAAAAAGCCGGTGTCCCTAACTGGGCACAACTTACCTTTGACCAACAAAAGGCCGTTACACAACGCCTAATCAATGAGGATATGTATTCCTCAAAGAAAGGGGATGTAGTTATTGCCGATAAAGAAAAAGCTCGCCGAATCTATGAGGAGATGGCTAAAACACAGTTTGGCGTACCACAGGTAAATAGTACTCAACCTGCTACAGTAGTGCCTCGGCCCGGCAAAGGAGAAGTAGCACGTCAATCGCCAGGATTGTACCGAAACGATAGGGGTCAACTGGTTGTAGGTAAAAGCATGAAGGAAGCTCTGCAACGGGCTTATGAAGCGCCTAGTAAATCAAAGAGGAAATAATGGCTAAAAGACAGGGGTCCAAAGGTGGTGCATTGGCAACGTCGCCAAAACGGCAAAAACTTGAGCGGGTAGACTATGGTGTCTATCGCAATTCAAAAGGGCAGCTTACTGGCCCTGGTGGACGGGTATTGCCCAATCAGCCTTCTCGGCAGCCAGACCGTATGGGGCAGTCTTTGGCGGAAGCTCTACAAAGTGTGCAAGGGCCACAGCCTCAGGACCAAATGAACCAAATGGCTCAATCGGCTGGCAATATGGATCAGGTTTTTACAATGGCAGGGCGACAGATGGGCGGAATGAGCAACCGGCCAACTGGACCAGTTAGCCAAGAGCAGATGGCACAAATGATGCGGACCGTTGCTGGACAAGCTGGTGCCCCAGGTCAAAACATTGACCCAGGTTTTAACGTTAGTCCAGAACAGGTAGCAGGGATCATGAATACTTTATCTCCCTCTGAAATTGCCCAGATAACGGGCATGAGAATAGACGCAGCAAGGCCAGGCCAGCCAGTCAGTGTGCCGTATCCCGGTGGTACAATGATGAATAAACCTATGCCAGCACCTTCCGCAGCTGATATGGCAGCAGCAGGTTTTGGACCATCGGCTAATCAGGGTGGCCGTTATAGGCTGTCCCCAGGGGTTTACGGTACTAAGGAACAAGCAGACAGAGCTTATCAGCAACAGTTAATGAACGCGGCTTCCAATCAATTTTACGCCCGTACACCTCAAGTTCGTAAAGGTTAAGAATGTCGCTCCAAGGTCTTACAGTATCCGCCCCTTACGGCGGCCTTGATGTGGTCACACCAATCGACCGCATGGAGGAGCAGTATGCCTTGGAGCTGGTAAACATCTTCCCAGGACCAAGCGCTCCTTCTGTTAGGCTTGGGTATAAATCATGGAAGGGTGTCGCAGGCAGTAACGTTCAAACTCTTGGCACGCTAGTTAAGGGCGACGGTACACAATACCTTATTGCAGCCTATGGCGCTTCTAGCAATGTTAGACTGGTTGCGTGGGATGTTAATAAGAACGAAACTGCTTTAAACCCTGGCGTTACACTTTACACCTCTCCAGAGTTTAACACGGTTGTGTACAACAATCGTATTTACTTTTGTAACGGGGCTGATACGCCTCTTTATTGGGATGGTAATGCTGCAAGTGTAAGCAATGTGACCTTTACCGGCCCTATTTCAATGGCGTCTTTGGTGAATGTTACCACGTACAAGGAACGCTTGTACTTTGTTGAACAGGGCACAGCAAAAATATGGTACGGCGGCCTGCAAGTAACCGGAACAGGTGGCACGCCTGCACTCACCGCATTTGATTTTAGTTATGTCTTTACCAGAGGCGGACGCCTTGTTGGCATTGGCAGTTATTCTAATACTGCCAACCTAGCAACCCAGGAGTATTTTTGGGCTTGCAGCAGTGAAGGTGAGATTGTGTTCTACACCGGCACCTATGCAGGAGACCCGACAACATGGGGCATTGTAGCACGTTATTTTATCGGCGCCCCGATGAGCTATCGTTCTTTCATTAGAGTCAACAACGATGTGTGGGTTATTACCCGGCAGGGCATCGTGCCACTATCGGCTTTGTTCCAATCCGACCCAGAACAAGCACTCTATAGCGTCAGTTATCGCGTTAATCCCATCATCAGCAAATGGGCTAATACCATTGGGTTTGACCACCAATGGCATGGCTTTTTTTGGCCACAGGGCAGGCGGGTTTACATAACAGTCCCGACTAGTGGAGAAGGCGGATTCTTCCTTGTCTACTCAATCGACACCAAAGCATGGACTACGTTTAAGCTAGTCAACGACAGCGATATGTTGTGCTCCGTTCTGTTTAACAACAAGCCGTTTTATGGCAACGTTAGTGGAACGATTTGGGAAGGAGAAACTGGTTATGTTGATGCAGCAAGCGCTGGATCTACTGAAGCCAACTTCAACAACTCAATCAAGTTTGCAGGCCGCATGGCGTACAACTTCTTCGGGTCTCGGGGCAACTACAAGGCTTTCAAAGATATTAGGCCGTTAGTTCGCACGCAGAAGGGCCTTACGTTTAACCTTGGCCTTGACACCGATTTTAAGGTATCGCCTACAGTCTCAACTGTTACACTGAATCCGGGAACGTTTACGCCTTGGGATAGCCCCTGGGATAGTCCTTGGTCAGATGATGTGGAATACGTTTATGACCGTTTTGCAGCTAAAGGCCAAGGACACAACGCTTCCATTCGATTTGGTGGAGCAGTAAAGGATGCACCACTGGAGATGTACGGGTTTGAAATACGTTTTGATGTTGGCGGGCAGGTATAACTATGGCAACACGAAAAGGTAAGGATCGCGATAATAAAGGCGGCGCAATGGCAAAGGACCCTCCTAAGCCACCCTCCGCTGGGCCACGTGACCCAAAAGAGATGGATCGTTACAAGCGCAATCAGGATATTTTAAAAACGGCAGCGCCCGGTAGTCCCGAGTACACAAAAGCCTATGAAGGCCTCAAACGTGTCGGTGAGATGTATGGGCTAAATTGGCAACAACATGTAACGCAAGGGGCTCCACCACCTGCTGCTGCTGCTGAAGCAGCTCCTAGTTTTGCACCCCCTACCAATCTTCCGCCGGAGTTTACCGCAGAAGCGCCAAAAGCTCCGCCGATTGTGGGCCCTGGCCCGACACCTCCTGGAGAAGAGCCGCCACCTCCTGGAGAACCTGATTTTGAAAAGCTTATTGCGGAAGGCTTGGGCGGGCTTTCTAGCAGCATGGGCTTTATTAAGGATCAGGGAGCTTTTCAACCTGGTGACTTTACTAGTCAGATGGAAAAGGCCCGGCAAAACGTCATGGGACAGTTTGAGCGCCGCACTCAAGAAGAGTTTGGCCGCCAGAACCTTGCCACCCAGCAGGCCATCGTAGAACGGGGGCTTGACCCTAACAGTGAGGCAGCGCAAGCTCTTATGAGGGCTAACACCCAACGGCAGGATCTAGCACGCCAGGAAGCCATGAGCGCAGCAGAGCAGGCCGCTCAGGGCGTACAGGCACAAGCTTACGGACAAGCTGCCCAAACATGGGGGATGCCGTTTCAGGCCATGCAAGCGTACATGCCGTTTTATCAGGGTCAAATGGGCCAGATTAGCCAACAGACTGATGCTGCTAACAGAGAGCGACAGATGGCGCTTGAAGCAGGATACGGCCAGATGTCACAACAGCGGGCTGCGGAAATTGAGTCCGTCCTCCGGGCGAAAAACTTTGAATATGAGAAGCAGCTTCGTGAGCGTGGCTATACAGCAGATGCGGCTAGCCTAAAAGCTAAGGCCGAGTACGATAAAGCACTGGTGAAACTGCAAGCACGGCTAAGACCACCATCGGGCGGCGGCGAAGCAAATGCAAACCCTTATGAATCAGCCTTGGATAAATTGTTCTTGGCAGAACTTGAAAAACAGAGGGGTCAAGGTCAAGGAACTAACGCAACAAACGCAGCTATTGGTGGATTTGCCAGCGGATTAGGCCAAGGGTTAGGCGCAGGGATTACAAAGTAATATGGCAGATGACTCACTCTTCTACTATCCAGGCAGTGAATCCATTTATGGAGTAGCTGGGTCCGCGCTGGCGCAGTCCTTGCCGGCCTTAGTTAATCCCTACGCCTCTACAGGACAGAACCTAGCGGTCACCTTAGGTGGCGGGCTAGTGGCGGCTCTATTGGGCTTTAAGGCCCGACAAGATGCCAACGAGGCGGGTATCCGCACACAGGAATTAGCTAATGCCATGCTAACGGCAGAGAGTCCTGCGGCACGGCGCTCCATTATTGAAAGCGCTCCAGGGGGTTTCTTTGAGCCAAACGTACAGGGTCGGTTACTGAAACTAGACACTGTACTCACAGAGAATGAATTGAAAGCGCAGCAGGCTGCCCGACAACAGCAGAGAACGCTTGAGACACAAGCACAAGTGCAGCTCAGTCCATTGGGCCAGGCATTGAATCAGCAAGAGATTGCTAACGCAGTTGAAAAGCAACGTCAGCTTTATCAATTACAAGGCGAGCCAGGAATCAGCAACATCTTAGACCAAGAAGCAGAACGCAGACGACGACAAATTAGTGGTGCATTAACACCGGAAGATTTTGCGGCACGTCGCACTGCACAATTAGAGGCAGAAGCTGCTTTTAAAGCTGGCCCAAGTTACGCAGCTGCACAACGGCAAGAGCTAGAGCGCAAACAAGCAGGTTCCGACATAATTGAACAAAGAACACGACGATTACGAGAACAAGCTAATAAAGATGCCGAAGCACGCGAAAGACTCAAACAGCAGTTAATGGGCGAACGCGACCGAACTCGGCAACAGCAAGAAATGAACAACTATGCTGAAAAGAAAAGACTAGATCTTGAAACAAATTTAGAAAACGAAATTCAGAAACTAGGAATCCCCTCACGTGAGTACGTTACAACGATAGCGGAGCGGGAAAAACTTGTTGCAGAAGTGGATGCATTGGCTGCACGGTGGGAAGCCCTAAATGATGGCAAAGGAGCTTCTGCACTTGAGGTCAAAGCTAATATGAACAACTCCAACACAGAAATTGGAGACCTACGTAACCAAGTATTGGCCAAGATTGGTTCGTTTATACAGCTTAACGGTTTAAGTAAGGCGCAGTCCGATCTTGATACTAAGCTCTTTATGCGAAGCATCTTTGGTGAGTTTTACGGCATAGAAGGCGTATTGGATTCCAAGTCTATCGCAGCAAACATTCGCCGACAAATACCGGACCGCGCTCGCATTACCGTTGATGATGCGGTTGCTCAATGGCGAAACACGATAAACAGGTCATTCCAAACAAACCCTGCGGTAGCAGAACGATTGGGAACAGACCCGGCAATTCAATCTGCATTGGGTAAGCAAGCTGCTGATGAAACAAAACTGCCAACAATCCAATCCTACAGAACAATGTTCTCGGATAACCTACGAAAAGAAGCGCAAGCCATTGGCGCTTCCAATCTTCCACAAGAAGAGAAGGTAAGACGATTGCAGGGCATAAAGCTCCAATTACAGGCCCTGGGTGACCCGACAAATGATGCTCTACAACAACAGGCAGCCGGTATTCTTCCATAGAGGCAAATATGGATCCAAACGATGCAATCTCTGAAGTAGATCGCCTGCTTGCCGACCTTGGGGCAGCTCCTGCGCCGCAGGCCGCCGCTCCAGTTATGGCTGCACCAATGGCTACTGCTGCGCCGACAGCAGCTAATAGCCTAGCCGCTGCTTTAGGTCCAAAGCCCCAAGAAAGTGGTTGGGGTAAATGGTTGGCTAGCAGAGCAGGCGACGTGTTTGGTGGAGTAGCGCTTGCAGGTGGCGGGCTTATTGACCTTGGTCTTGCTGCGCCTACATTCTTGGCAAACAGAGTAGGAGCCGATTTGCCATACTTCCCAACCAGTGAGTACATTGGCGAAGGATGGCCGCAAACAATGCAGACGGTGGGGCTTGAGCCGTCATCAGCGCTTCAGACAGCAACCTCCTGGATGTTTCCATTAGCAAAGGCCGCTAAGGGGGCGCAAGTGGTTGGCGGTGCCGTAGGCTACGGAACCTCTGAGCTTGCTAAAGCGCTAGCTCCTGAAAGCGCCCTTACTCAAGTAGTTGCACCAATTGTGACTGGAACTCTTGCCCAAAAAGCTGCTGGCAGCAGAGCGCTTGGCGTGTTGGCAGGTAATAAAGCAACCATCGACAACCTTGCAGCTGAAAGGGTTGCTAACATTCTTACACCAGAACAAAAGACAACCCTTGCTGAAGCATTACAAGCTGGCGAAAACATTAGCCCAACCGGAGCCGCTCGAACATTGGCGGGTGTCGTACCTGCGCCAAATGTCGCAGCAGCACAAGCCGCAGTCGGTCAAAGTGCCGTTGGCCAACCAATTATTTCAGAAGCAACGGACTTGTGGAAACAGAATTTGGACGACGCTCTGCGGGCGGTAGGCTTTGATGTGAATAGGCTGGATGTAGAGGAAACCGCCGCCAAAGTGTTAGCTGAAAAACAGGCCAAAATTGTTGCAGGGCAGCAGTTAAACCCCGAAACGTTTGGCATTGTTCCCCAAAAAGGAGAACTAGCCGAAAGCGTCCGAAGCATGGCGCAATCCCAACTTGAGCAACGCGCTGAAGAGGTTAAACAGGCTGCCGAAACCTTAGGGATTCCTACCAAGCCAATAGACCAAGCTGCAACAGGCAAAGCATTGCGAAGCAAGCTGGAAAAAGCACGCGAAAAAGCTAAAGCCGTTGAACAAACGTATTGGCAATCAGACAAAATAAATTTTGCGCAACCGATTGATTTGCAAAAATTTGCCGTTGATACCTTAGAAACTTTGAGTGAGTACACGCCCGACAAAATTGGCCCCAACAGCTCTATAACGGAATTAAAAAAACGTTTGGTTGAGCTTGCTCCAGATGCAGAAGGCAACGTTGTTCGCGAAGGTACAGTTAAAGATTACAAAGAACTGTTTGAATTAGCCTTTAATGCTAAACGCGACAAAAGCAATTTTAAGGATACCAAATTGCTTGGTCGTGTAAGCGCAATATACAACAAACTTGCAGATTTCAATTTTGAAGTATCAAAAACGGCATCACCTGAAGCTAAGCAGGCCATCCAAGCCGTAAATGAAGCCAGAAGCGCAACAAAAGCTTACTATGAAAAATGGGGTCGTGGCGCCGTTGGTCAAATTTTAGCGACTAAAGGCGGAGAGTTTCAGCTAGCAGCAGAGAAGGTTGCCGATGCTTTACTCAAAAAAACTGAAAACGTTGAAAAGCTAGTCAGAGATTTTGGTGGCAAAACAACCGCGCCGCCCATAATTGGCGCACGCAAAGAGCTACTGTCACGGCTCAATCGGCAGGTTGCGCCTGATAAATTCTTGGCTGAAAACAAAACGTTGTTTAAAACATTGTTTGGCGACGAATTTGAACAATTACAAAGATATGCTACCCAAAAGCAGGCGCTTACGGGGTTTGAACAATATCAGTCAATCACTGATTCAATGATTCCCCGCAAAGTGTTTGCAGACGAAACTAGTGTGCGAAATTTTGTTGATGCTTTTGGTGGACTAGAAGATGGTTTCTACATTGAAGCAGCAAAGGGAACCATTCTTGGCGATTTACTCAAACAAAGCAAAGGTGGCTCCCTAGTCGAAACATTACAACAAAACGAAAACAAGTTACGTCTACTGTTTCAAGATCAGTTTGACCGACTGATGCGGGCCGCCCAGGTTCATGACGAAGCTAAGGCCGTTACATTAAAAGAGGCATTGCAAACTCCAGAAGCAGCAGGCCGTGCCATCACCGACAGTG